CAAGTTTACCTTCAGCGGTCTGGCCGAGTTCCTGAAGTTCCGCGGGTTCACCACGGTGACGCGCCCGCAGATACAAAATTTCATCCGAGACCTCAACTCGGGTGCTGCCTGCAACGGCCATCAGGCCGTGAAGAAAGAGGACGGCGCTCCCTCAACGATACGTGTGTGGTGGGTGCCTGCCTACAAAGAGTCCCATGTGGACATGAGATCGGAGTCGAGACGTGAAGCAACCAGTATTCCCTTCTGAGGCAGACGACCGCCTCTTGAGAGCGGCCGACGTGTGTCGGTGGCTGAACCTGTCGGAGTCCACTTTGTACAAGTGGATCAAGGACGGGAAGTTTCCAAAGCCCTACTCGCTGGGCGACGAGCAGGATCAAAACTCAGTGTCCCGGTTCTCCAAGAAGGAGATCGAGGATTGGCTATACGCAAGACCAAGAGGGAAGTTTCATGGAACAGAGAAAGCTGTTGCTCGGTCCCCCCGGGTGCGGAAAAACCCACAGGCTAATCTCGGAAGTAGAGATGGAGCTGGCTCGGGGGACGAGGCCTGACGAGATCGCCGTCTTCTCCTTCACCCGCAAGGCCGTGGAGGAGGCGAGAGATCGGGCCTGCGCTAGGTTCAACCTGCAGCCCAAGGACCTGCCGTGGTTCCGCACCCTGCACTCCGCAGGCATGCGGATGCTGGGCCTCGCCGCCACGCAGATCATGACGCAGGCAGACTGGCGCAACTTCGGCCGGGGCCTTGGCCTCGACATCATCGGGACCAACGATCACTCTGCCAAGGACGGCATGATCATCGCGCAGACGGTGGGCGGGGATAAGTACGTCGCCGCCATCGAGCGCTCGATCATGCGCTGCATTCCGCTCGAGCAGGAGTTCTCGGAGATGAACGACTGGTCCATGTCTTGGCCCATGCTCCTGAAAGTCGAGGCAGAGCTGGCCTACTTCAAGAGCACCTACAACAAGTTCTCGTTCGTGGACATGATCAACGAGGTCGTGGTGCAGGAGCTCCAAGGTCCGAGGCTCAAGCTCCTCGTGGTCGACGAAGCGCAGGACCTGACGCCCTTGCAGTGGCGGATGGTGGAGCTCTTGGCCGAGCGGGCAGATCGGGTGATCTTCGCAGGGGACGACGATCAGGCGATCCACCGCTGGGCTGGCGTGAACGTCAAGCTGTTCATGGAAAGCTCCCGGAACATCGAGGTATTGTCCCAGAGCTTCCGTCTGCCCAAGCCTGTCTACGATGTCTGCGTGTCCCTGTCGGCGCGCATCCGCGACCGCCTGCCCAAGGAGTTTCATCCGGCCGAGCATGAGGGATCGGTGAGCAGGGTCATCGGGCCGCGCAACTTGGACCTATCGACTGGGCGCTGGATGGTGCTGGCCCGCACCAACAGCTACGTGCAGGACTGGGCCCAGCGCCTGCGCAAGGACGGCTACATGTTCAAGCTCTACGGCCGCAACTCCGTGGACCCGAAGGTCTCCTCTGCCATCAAGGGGTGGCGGGCGCTGCAGCGCGGGGAGGCGCTGCCGCTGGCCGCGATCAAGGCGCTCTATGAGATGCTGCCCAAGCAGGGGGATGCTGCGGCGGTGAAGCGCGGATCGGCCAAGCTTCTCGAGGCGCTCAGCCCGACGGAGAGCTACGACTACGACTATCTGGTTTCGGCCGTGGGCATGATCGCCCCTCGGCAACTCGATGCGCTTCGGGTCTTGAACCTTGGGGAGACCGAGGCAGAGTACATCCGGGGCCTCGAGCGCCGGGGCGAGGACATCTCGGGCGAACCACGGATCACCGTGTCCACGGGGCATGCGGCCAAGGGCGGGGAAGAGGACAACGTCGCAGTCGATCTGTCGTCCACCAAGGCCTGCGTCAACACCGCCTTCCCCGACGACGAACACCGTCTGGCCTATGTCATGGGCAGCCGGGCAAAGAAACACCTGTGCTTCGTGCACACAGACAAGGACTACCGCTATGTCGTCTGACCAGAAGAGAATCGAAATCTTGAAGCGCGCAGCCGAGGTGACGGGCGGGGAACGACAGGACTCCTACGGCCCGGTTGAACAAAACCTGTCCAACATCGCAGAGTTCTGGGCGCTGTACCTGAGCCAGAGGAACGAGCTTCAAGTGACGATCACTTCCGAGGACGTGGCGTGGATGATGGTTATGCTCAAGGCCGCTCGTTCCCTGAACGGGGGCTATCACGAGGACAACTATGTGGACGCGGCTGCCTATGCCGCCATCGCCGGGGAATGCGCCTGTGAGTAAAGACCGCTTCGACGTCAGCACGGACGACTTCCTGCTGAAGATGGACCTGTCCAACCCGGACGTCGAGTGGTTCATGCCCTCCGAGTTTCCGGACCTGACGAACAACAGGACGATGGCCATCGACCTCGAGACGCGGGACCCGAACCTGACCACCATGGGTCCGGGCTGGGCAACCAAGCACGGCGAGATCATCGGCATCGCCATTGCGGCCGGGGACTTCTCCGGCTACTTCCCCATCGCCCATGCCAAGGGTCCGAACCTTGACAGGAAGGTGGTGTTCCGCTGGCTGCAGAAGCAGCTTGCGACGCCGCACATCACCAAGATCATGCACAACGCCAGCTACGACTTGGGCTGGCTCATGGCTTCGGGGATCACGGTCCAAGGTCCGGTGATCGATACCATGCTGGTCGCCCCGCTCTTGGACGAGAACCGCCTGTCCTACCGCCTCGACCTCTTGGGCAAGGACTATCTGGGCATGCGAAAGGACGAGAAGGTCCTGAAGAGTGCAGCCGCAGAGTGGGGCATCGATCCGAAGGCCGAGATGTGGAAGCTCCCGGCCCGATACGTGGGCGTCTACGCCGAGCAGGACGCGGTGCTGACGCTCAAGCTGTGGGAGCGGCTGAAGCCCATGCTCGAGGACCAGAGCCTGCTGTCCGTCTGCGATCTGGAGCACCGTGTGCTCCCGGCCGTCATCGACATGCGGATGCGCGGGGTTCGCGTTGATCTGGACAAGGCTGAGATCGCCAAGAAGGAGCTGCGCAAGAAGGCCGACGAGCTGGCCGCGTGGATTGCCAAAGAGTCCGGGGTCAAGGTTGACCCATGGGCGGCCGCCTCGGTGCAGAAGATGTTCGATGCCCTCGGCCTACCCTACCCAAGGACCGAGGCCGGAGCACCGTCGTTCACCAAGCAGTTCCTGCAGGCCATGGACCACCCGGTGGCCAAGGCCCTCGTCAACCTGCGCGAGATGGACAAGGCTGACAGCACGTTCATCGACTCGATCCTGCGCTACCAGAGCAACGGCCGCATCCACTGCGAAATGCACCAGCTCCGCTCCGACGACGGCGGCACCGTGACCGGACGCTTCAGCAGCTCGAACCCAAACCTGCAGCAGATACCTTCGAGAGACCCCTATATCAAAGGATTAATCCGGGGACTTTTTGTCCCGGAGGATGGGTGCAAGTGGGGGTCGTTCGACTACTCGTCCCAAGAACCGCGGCTCTTGGTGCACTTCGCGGCCAGCCACCCGGAGACGGAGCGCGATCCTTTGGTCCTGTCCATCGTGGACGAGTACAACAGGGGAGACGCCGACCTACACCAGATGGTGGCCGACATGGCGGGCATCAGCCGCAAGTCTGCCAAGACTATCAACCTCGGCATCATGTACGGCATGGGCGTTGGCAAGCTTGCCAACCAGCTCGGGCTGACTGACGTGCAGGCCAAGGCCCTGATGGCCGAGTACCAAGACAAGGTGCCCTTCGTGAAGAAGCTGGCCACGCTGGCTTCGACGCGGGCAGATCGGGAGGGCAAGATTCGCACAATCGGCGGACGCCTGTGCCGCTTTGATCTTTGGGAACCCGCCACCTTCGGCTACAATAAGCCCATGAAGTACGACGACGCGCAGCGTGAGTACGGTGGGATGGGTCGCCTGAGACGGGCGTTTACCTACAAGGCCCTGAACCGCGTGATCCAAGGATCGGCTGCCGATCAGAACAAACTCGCCATGGCACAGTGCTACGAGGAGGGACTGGTCCCGCTCCTCACGGTGCACGACGAACTGTGCTTCAACGTGGAGACCGACGAGCAGGCGGCCCAGATCACCAAGATCATGGAAGAAGGGTTGTCCCTCAAGGTCCCCAGCAAAGTGGACCAAGAACTCGGCAACAATTGGGGAGAGGCCGGATGAACGAGCAAGAGATAAAGTGCATTGGTTTCAAGGACATGGACCCGATGCAGATCGCGGCGCTGACGAGGGTGATGGCGCATGCCCTCAACCTCGCCGACGCCTACGGCGTGGAGGCTTTCGAAGAAGTCTTCGGGGACATCGACGAGATGGTGCAGCTGTTCGGGGCTCACGGGTTGACCGTGGAGGTCAACCCGAAGTTTGATTACTGACCCGAGATACGCCGTGCAATTTCCATATTCGCCATCTGCGATGCGAGGTCACCTCCGAGAAGGCTCGGAGACAAGGAGGCCCTATTCGCTGGTGCTGTCGGCAGCTGTGGTGCCGACGGTGCTGGCACTGAATCGAAGGCGGGGGGCGGCAGTGCCGCCCCTTGTGACGACGAGCTTCCACCGCCTGCGCCACCGGCAGGGACAGTGTTTCTCCGGTTCTCAAACATGTTACCGGACGGAGCTTCCACCTCTTCGGGAGCTTCGATAGCGGGAACGC